TATTTAATTGGTTTTGTAAAGTCTCTAGTGCCTGATTGATTTGTCTAAAGTTATCAACTGTATAAGGCTCTTGTGGTTCTGGTATTAATATATTTATTTTAGCCATTATGTTTGTGGTCCACTTCCGCCTCTGCCGTCTGGTTGTATATCTACTCTAAATACTCCATAACGCCAATTATCGTTTATTGCATCATTTTCTATTTTAATTGCTGCAAGTCTCCCGCGCGCGCGAGTATCTATTTTATCTGTTGTTGAAGATATTGTAAATGGGCCAACGGTTGTTTCCCCTAATGCATTTGTTGTGTCTGCTGGATAAGCTTTAAAGAATAATGTTACTTTAGTATTACCATCTAAATATTTAAAGTCTGGTATAAATCTTCTTATTTTAATAAAGTATTCTCCATCCCCATCAATATCTAAATCAAAGTCTCCTGATTTTACAAATGCAGATATTGCTATATTTGTTGTAAGTGTACTTGTAGTATATATAACTTCGTTTACACCTACTTCATGTTCAAACACATAACTACCACTTGCAGTCACACCATTAATTGTAGGTACATTAGGAACTAAAGTATCTATGTATTGAGTTGCTGTTGGAGTTTCTAATACCTGAGAATCTTCATAAGTTGTTCTTGATAATGAACCTGTTACCCAAGTTTTTTCTTCATAATTATATGTAACTACTCTGTTTATTTGTGTAACTGAAGATTGTGGATAAAACCAACTAATTTCTGTAAATAAACTATTATGACCTGCAAATACTAATTCACCATTTGTAAAATTAAGACCTAAATTATCTCCTTGTGTAGTAAATACAAAGTTTTCAACCGAAGATGGTAATGTTTTAACTGTTCCATCAAATACAAAAAAGTTTCCAGAATCCCCCATCCAATAAACCGCACCATCTACGAATACTGCTGCATGTTGTCCAATACAACCACAATTTGATCCAACTTGTCTAATACTAAATGTAAAAGGAGGACCTACAAACTGCATAGTATAAGCAGCCTCATCTGTTAAAACTAACATGTAATCTTTACCCTTAACTGCGGCTACAATTTTACTACCATTATCTAATCTAAACGTACCTGCAGTGTTAGTAGAAGTTGGTATATAATCTTCTATATCTTCTTGATCAGAAAATCTTATAAACATAGGATCTTGAGTTGCAATATTTCCAATTGCAGTTTCAGTACCAAAATGAATTAAATGTCTATCTCTATCAGAGACTTTTGTTAAAACTGTAGCTGTAGGATTACCTGCTATAATAGTTGCACGTGTGCTAACTCCTGCTCCAGCGCTAGGATCCCATTCAAATGTTGAACCATTTTTAATTGTTGCTATTAATTTTTCTCCAAAGTTATCCAATGACCATGATCCTGCATCTAAGGTTACAGCATTAGTATTAGATTGTTCTCCCCAATCAGTCCAATCAGTTGCATTTGTTACAGTTGCAGCAGTTAAATGTGATGCAGCTGTAGAACCATCTATACCTCTAGTACAACCCGTAAATGTTGTTGAAGTTATACCTGTATAACTAATTAATTCTGTTCCAATATCTATTCTTCCATTTGGAGGTGGAGTTGGAAACCCTGTTGTAGAAACAACCGTAATAGTTGTTGTGGTATTACTAATAGCTCCATTTAATGATGTAATTACAGATGTAGGTATTGTTCCACCATAATATCCTGTACCATATCCATAACCAAAGGTTGAACCAATAGGTCCAACTGTTTCATAAGGATTTGTAGTAATTGTTCCACCTGCACTAACTCCTGTACCTGATTCTGCTACAGGCATTGTAACTGTAAATGTATTTGCATTAGGGACAGAAATAACTTCAAATGTATTTGTTTCAAAATCAGCTGTTGTAAAACTTGTTGTAGTTGGCCCTGGTGTTGATACTGATGAAAATAAAAGTAAATCTCCAACTTCAAAATTATGTGAAGTTTTATTAATGGTTACAGTTGTAGATCCTGTTGTAGATGTATATGTACATGAAGTTAAAGCTGTTTTGAGTGGAGTAATATCATAAAGTTCTTCACCAAAAAGAACATACAAAACTTTATTTGTACCTATTACAACATAACGTCTACCTGTTAAATCAAACCAAGAATGTATATCTCTTGCAGCACCTACTAAAATATTAAAACCAATCTGACTCCAACCTCCTATTTTTTCTGGAGATCCATATTGAAAACGAACATTATCTCCATCTATCCAACGTCCTTCAGCTTGTGATGCTGTATCATTCTTATCAAAGCCTGGAGGTAAGGGTATCTTTTTAAGTGGCATATTAAATTCCTTGTATTGGATATCTTATTACTACTAAACCTGAATTAGCATTAGGGAATGTTGGTGGAAAACCACTTCCTCCGCCTCTTCCATAATTAGCATTATTGTAAGAAGTATAGTTATCGTTTCCTTGAGTTATAACTCCTCCATTAACTACAGCAGTTCCTGTTCCTGTACCAGCTGTTGAAGTTCCTCCAGCTCCTCCTCCTGCACCTTGAAAATCTCCTCCAGTAGTTCCACCAGCTCCACCACCAGCAACACCGCCTCCGCCACCTCCTCCAGCAGAAGCATCTCCACCAGCATCTGATGCTTGTTGCCCTACAGTGGATCCTGAAGTTCCTGTTGTACCCCCTGCTCCTACTGATCCAGCAGTACCATCAGTACCACCACCCCCACCATTACCAGCTTGTACAGTTCTTTCAGATCCCCCACCGGCTCCACCACCAGCAGCTACAATTAAACCTGTTGTTGATCTTATAATAGCAGAAGCTCCACCCGCTCCACCACCTCCACCAGAAAATCCACTTCCCCCTGCGTTTCCTCCACGTCCACCTGCAAAAAAAGTAGTTGATGAAATAGTAATACCAGTTCCAGCAGCACCTCCACCTGATCCTGTTCCTAGTGTTCCAGCTCCTCCAGCACCACCCACACAAACACTTAAAGTTTCTGCAGATACAGTTATTCCTAAATTTCTAGCATAAGCTGCTCCGCCACCATCACCACCATTTCTTCCAGCAGAAATACCACCAACATCTGTAAATCCCCCTAATCCACCTCCACCTCCCCATAAAAATGATTCTATGGTTTTGTAAGGTCCAGGGTTTGTAATTATAAAATTTCCATTTGATGTAAAAGTATGAACTTTGTAAAGAACTCCGTTTATTGTTTCTTCTGTTATAGTTCCACCTGTTGCTTGTAAAAAATTTAATCCTGCAAATCCAAAACCTCTAGATGACATACCTCCTCTAGTAGAAAATAAAGGCATTCTCTTTTCTCCTTATTTAAATTGAGTTTGAGAGGCTAATACAGTATAAGTAGAAGTTGCAGTTTTTATTACACTAAATGAATAAGTATCTATTCCAGATACATTACCTGCTGTTGGTACAGAACCTCCTTGCCATTTAGTCGCTACATTTGTTGAAGTACCATCAACCGTTACAAAAGTTGTATAATAGGCTGTTGCACCTTGAGTTGTTAAAAAAGCGGATGTTGCAGCATCCCCCACTGATAATATTGTATTTAAAGCAGTAGAAGAACTTCCTCTAAAATTTACAGTAAATTGTCCAGCAGCATTTCCTGTATGATATAATACAGCTTGAGTTAAAAGATCATAATTAGTAGTTCCAGTAGTTGCTGTGTTTGTAACTGTTACTTTTTCTAAAATTTGTTGAACTTTACCAGTGCCATTAAAAGTTATTGCTCCTGTTCCTTTTGGAGTAAGATTAACACCAACATTAGCATCACCTCCTGAAGCTGCTACACTTGGGTTATTTCCTGTAGCCGCATTTGCAATTGTTAATTCATTAACCGCTGAAGCAGTTGTGGTAAATATAATTTCTTCATTACCATTAGCATCATCAATGACATCTATGATAGGTGTGTTTAATACTATTGTATTTGCTGTACCATTATTTATGGTTGGTGAAGTTATTGTAGGTGAAGTTAAAGTTTTATTAGTTAAAGTTTGTGTACCTTGTAAATTTACAAGTCCTAAATCTACAACATCTGTTCCATTTAAATAAACTAATTTTGATGATTTATCTGTACCTGCAAATATACTAGAAGCTCCTCCTACTTGATTTAAAGCAACAGTAAAATTTCCTGTAGTGCCATTTTCTAAAATATAAGTTTTTTCAATTCCTGATGCAATAAATACTGTACAGTTTGCTGTAATAGCTCCTGTAAATTTTAAAACTGCATTTCTTGCATTTGATATTGTGGCATTTGTCATTACCAATGTTGTATTTGTTGATGTAATTGCAATAGATTCAAAACCAGCAATTGCTTGTTGTACTAAATTTAAATTTGTATTAGTTTTATCTCCCCATGTACCAGCGTTTTCGCCAGTAACCATTAATTCAAGTTTAAGATCGGTAGAATAGGATGATGCCATAATTAAGCTATTATATAAGTGTTATGCTGCAATATCAACCACGCTCCAAATGTTAGTTGTATTAGTACTTACTGTTGTCCAAGTGTTAGTTACGTTTATATCAACCACGGCCCATGCTACAACTACAGGTGTTTTTATAGACATTTGCATTTGAACCCCTGTTACTGGAACTCCAATACCAATAACTACTGAACCTGAACTAGATTGTATTAAATTAGTACTTACAAATACATCGGCACCAATAACTATTGATTCCTCACCTAATGTAGTTTGTAATAAATTAGTTGTTAAATTTACATTAGCATCTGCACTAATAGCTTCATTACCTAATGCAGTTTGAATTAAATTAGTAGATACGTTTGTATTAGCATCTGCTGTAATAGCTACACTTGAAACATTTGATTGAATTAAATTTGTAGATAATGTAGCAATGGTTAC